CCCTGGGCGACCTTACGGTCTAGGTCCCGGAGAACAGGCCGCGCGCCATGATGGCGTCGTCGACGTGAGCCGGAAAGTTGGAGACCTGACGCAGAGCGTCGAGGATCCGGGGGTTCGCCTGCGCTGTGAAGCGATACATCAGCGTGGCGGAGGCGAGCAAGGCTGAGGCCCACGTGCGGATCGCGTCGTAGTCCGTGAGCGGTCGCAGCGGGATTCGGAGGATGCGGAGGATGAGGTGGGCACCGCGCTCCACGTCTGCGTGAGCCGCGGTCTCGAGAAACATGTGGGCGACGGAGAGGCCCAGCTGCTGCTGGGCGTACTTATGTCCCCAGCACGCGAAGGCGACACCGATTCCCTGGACGAGGCCGGCGTCGAAGGCCCCAGTCGAGACCGGGTTCTCGAGAACGATGATGTCCCGTGCGAAGCGAACGATGTCGAAGATCTGCTCGGCGCTCCCCGAGCCCGAGACGGTTCGACCGAGGCCCCCGCGCGTCGTGTCATGTGTCGTCACCTGGAGGTGCTCCTTCTTTCCCAAACTGAGGTGACGGAGACCGTGCATGTGAGTGAGCGCCGACGACAGCCATGACTTGGGCTCCTGCGCGCCCGAGGGGTACTTCCCGGGGGCGGAGGGACGGAGGAGCTGCCCAAACTCCAGGACGTCCTCGAACGCGACGGTGGCGATGACATCGCCCGTCACAGCGCGGCCCGAAAGGGCCATCAGATGTCGACGATCGACCTTCTCCTCCCGGATGAACTGAAGCTCCAGGGTAACACGGGAGCCGTCATCATTCGCCATGGCCCGGAAGCCCATGGTGTTGGCCAGCGTGAGAAACCTGTACTCATCGTAGGAGAGTGTGCGAACGGTGACCTGCCTCTCGATGTCGCCGCGCCCGACGATGTTCGTCGCGAGGGCGGTCCAACGGTCGGAAGATGCGAGCGGGATACAGGCGGTCTGCCAGGCGGCCACCCGCTCACTCACCTTCTCGTTCTTGATGAGGAGCTTGGTGTCCTTGGACCCGAGGTCGAGCGCGTGGACGGCTGTGGCGAGGTAGGTCGGAGCCGGGTCCAACGCGCGACCCATGTGGATGAAAGAAAAACGCCGATCGGTGTCGCGGTAAACGCGGTTAACCTGGAAGTAGGACGCCACCTCGTCAATTGACCTGAGGGCGAAGTCCGAGGAATCGTGGCCCAGCCACTCATGGACGTTCGTGACGGCCTCGGTCCACTCGTGGTCACGTGTCGGCTCGAGGTCGATCCTGTCGCCCTCGAGTGTGGGATCCAGCGCCGCCTGCGCCAGTGTGAGCACACGCACCAGCGCGGGGAACGGCTCCTTCGTCTCCCGGTACTGAGAGACGGACCGGTTCGTGAGAAACCGGTTGATCGAGCCAAGGACGATGTAGTACTGCTCGGGCAGATAGGGGGCGTGGCGGATCTGCAGCGAAAGATGGGTGAGAAACTTGTGGAGCCGCTCAAAGATCATCGTCCCGGTGATCGCCTTATCATTGAAGATCTCGGGGAGCTCGAGACCCTTCCTGAGCTTGAACTTCACCAGATCGATCTGGATGCGGGCGGCCGTAGGGAGAACCGCGCGATGCGGGACGAGTACTTGCGCAAGGGTGTCGTGCTCGGAGACGAGACCCATGCGCCGCAGAGGGACGTAGTAGATGCCGTGGAGCGCCTGAAGTAGCTCGGGACTCGTGAAGTGCCCGTACTCCGAGGTGATCTTTGTGAGGATCTCTGAGAGCATGGGGGCGTGAACGGCGGGGAGCGGAAGAACCACCTTCCTCACCAGGTCCCCGATGATCGCATTGACGATCTTCTTCGTGACGCGAACGTCCATGACAATCTTCGCCAGGACCTCGCGCCCTGCGGTCGTCAGGCGGGCGATCGCTTCGATGAAGAACTCAGAGGCTGTGCCACCTGCGTCCGGAGTCGAAAGGGCGTGAGTCTCGATGCCAGGGGCTCGCTTATCAACGAGGACCGTGGAGGTCGCGTCGATCGGATACGTGACGTATGACTGAGGCATGTGCTATCCCTTCGTAGTGCGGCGCAGCTTCTGCGTACCGCGGATGAGGTAAGAGGGGTCGAGGCCAGTGGCCTCTCCGGAGGCCGGAGAGCTCGCGCGGGAGACGTGGAATCGGAAGGACGTCCACTCGCGGGCGCCGGTTCGCGTGCGGATCTGGCCGTTGATCGTGTCGGCGCCGTTCCCGCCTCCACGGAGGCGGACGACCGACGTCGACACGGCGGCGTAGGCGTCTGAGAACGCCTCGAAGTCCGTCGCAGCCAGGTCGTAGGGGTTCCAGTTGGCGATGAGATGCTTCCCCGCGCGCGCGAAAATCCTGGCGAGGTCGTTCGCGAGGAGGAGGGGCGCCTTCGAGATGCCCCCTTTCCCGAGGTTGGAGTCCGCAGAGATGAGGAAGTGCTTGAAGGAGTCGATCGCGATCCCGGGGAGCTCAGGTCGCGTCAGCGTGGCGGACAGGGCACGACTGAGCAGAGGCAGCGAGGCCGCGGCGGCCCAGGGGTCAGGCTCACCCCAGTTCAGCACAGGAATTCGCTGCTCCCGCTCCTGCACGGAGAGGAGGGTGGTCTTGCCCGAACCTGCAAGACCCACGACCGACATGAAGCCTGGGGGAATTGCGCGCTCGAGCACGTCCATCTGAGTGGGAGCGGCCCCGACGGATCCTCGAGGAGCGGGCTGCCCCGCGGCGTCGTCGATGACGGCGGGGGGAATGTCACGGAAGGTCTCCTGACCGGACGGAGTCCAGTCAGTGGTGAAGCTGTAGGACAGGTCCGCCTTCAGGGGACCGTCAGGTCCCCAGAGGCGTCCGCCCCATGCGAGAAAAAGTGTCGTCATGCTGCCTTTCGTACTTGTGATCCTGCACTCGCAACTAGCTTCTCCTCGTCAATAACGAGGAACATGTCGCGAAGGAGGCGCGGGTCAAGATCTTCGATCATGCCCTTGTAGTGGATGACCTCCGGGTTCAGCATGAACTGGAGGCTCGCGGCGTTGAAGGTGCCGGTGCCGACTGGAGTGCGAACGTAGCGCTCGAGCTGGGTGTCGAGCGTCTCGCCGAAGTGCTTCCTGAAGATCGTGTTCGTAAGCTCGTCGATCCGTTTGTGGGCGGGGTTCGTCGAGAAGTCCTTCTTCCGCTCAAACCACCCGAAGGCGGCATACTTCCTATGTGGTGAGTCGATGCCTCGCTCAGGCGCGAGATAGTTCTGCACCTGCGAGATGGGGTTCGGGAATGCGTAGCGGACGCCTTGCTCCTCGGCAAAGAGCGTCCCTAGGAACGTCATGCCCTTTTCAACCTCCATGTCGAAGTAGGGATGCTCGCCTGAGTTGAAGTAGCGCTCAGCTAGATCCCTGTCCCTCGTCTCAGTGAAGAGAAGCACGTTGTCGTCGCCCGAGTTCCAAAGCGCGACGCGTGGGTTCAGTCCGCGCAGAAGAAGGTCCAGACCCTCCTCGGAGACGTCTTTGGCCGTCAGCAGACCCGCTTCCAAGAGACCAATCACCACGAGAAAGATGCCGGGAACATAGTTTAGCAGGAAGTTGGGGCCGAAGCCCGACGGGTTACCGGGGTCCCCGTTGAATGCGGACCAGTTCATGGGGTCCCCGCTCCAGAGAGCGCCG